GTACCCCCGAACCAGCCAGAACCAGCCGGAACCGAGTCGCATCAAGCCGTAAAGGGTAGGACTGAGCCAAGATTGGAAACGCCTTCGGTGGCGGTTGCTTCGTTTGGTTTTGAGGTTGCGGAGTTGGCGAGGACTTTGTTGGGGATAACGATGATGGATTGGCAGGTTCGTGCGTTGACTGGCATGTTGGGTCATGATGGGACCGGGCAATTGTGTGCTAATGAGGCGGTTATTGGAACTGGTCGCCAAAATGGGAAGTCGTGGATGATTCGGGCGCTTTGTTGCGCGTGGGCGGTTAAGGGTCCTGAGTGGTGGGGTCGTCCGCAGGAAATTCAGATTGTGGCTAATAAGAAAAAGCGTGCGATGGAAACTTGGCGTTTTTTGGCTGGTGTTTTGGAACGTGCTGATCTTGCGACTGTTCGTAGGCAAAACGGTGATGAGTCCATCAACTTGCATAATGGGAGTGTGATTACTTTGGGTGTCGCGGCTCGCGATGAGCATGGCGGTTCGCCTGACCTTTTGGCAATTGACGAATTGTGGGACATTCATCCGGACGTCCTGTTTGACAGTTTTCGTCCGAGTCAGGTCGCTAGACCCAATCCGCTGCTCGCCTGTTTTAGTACGGCTGGCGACCAGTCAAGTGTTGCGATGCAAATGCTTCGGGAACAGGCGTTGCACGCGATTGACAAAGGGATCACTAACGGTATCTATTGGTGCGAGTGGTCGCCTCCACCCGGCGTAAATATGGAGGACCGCCAGTGGTGGTCATGGTCTAACCCTGCTTTGGGGACGACGATTACTTGGCGCGCATTGGAAAAGGCTTTTGCTGGTCCTGACCGTGGCGCATGGTTGCGCGCACACGGAAACCTGTGGATTGCGTCCGCTGATTCGTGGCTACCGTTCGGTATGTGGGCGGAACGTGTCTCCAATGTGGCAATCCCGGCTGGCGGTATTTTGTGTGTGGATAACTCTCTTGATAACGAAACTTTGTACTGTGGCGTTAGGGCGGTTCAGCATGAGGACGGCGTTATTGTGACAACCGAATTCGTTGTGGATTCACAGTCCCAAATGTGGGCTGAAGTGAATCGGGTAATGCAGGATCGTGACGTCCAATTACGGATCAGCGGAACCCTGTTCCCTCATACACCGCCGGACCTTTTACGGCGCACTCAGACGGTCGGATATCGTGAACTTAAAGCGGCGACGCCGATCTGTCGCGGAATGATTATTGAAGGCAAATTGCATCACACAGGAGAAGTCGCATTATCGGAACATGTCACTAGGGCGGTCATGGTCAAAGTGGACGACGGCGCACCGCTCAGTTCACAAAAGTCTCCCGGACCAATCACTTTGGCGCGCTGCATGGTATTTGCCGCCGCCGAGGCAGGACGCCCGACAAGATCGTCGCGTGCCGCCTTCGCTTTTGGCTGAGGGTACTTAACACGGACCAAAATTTGTGAGAGACTCGGAGTAATGGCTCTTTTCGGTAGCAAGAAAGTGAATGCGACCCCTGCGTTTGCGTCTGCTCCCGTACAGGCTGCCGCAGGTGCGGCGGCGCAGGTAGGCGAGTTCTACACATATTCTGTCGGGGAATTGCAAAGACTCGCTCTATCTGTGCCTACGATTTCGCGTTCCGTTCAAATGATCGCGTCCATGGTCGGATGTCTAGAACTCAAGCATTACACGACGCAATGGACCGGTTCAGAGTACGAGGAAATCTATCTGCCCAATGAGCAGTGGATGGATCAACCCGATCCGCGCGTGACTCGCAACTTCATTTTCTCGCAACTGGTCACCGATCTGATTTTGTGGGGTCAAGGCTTTTGGTATGTCACCAGCCGATCATCCGCCACCGGTCGTCCCCTTTCGTTTGAATGGCTCCCTGCCGCAATGGTCAGTTTGGGCGACCAGCAAACCGCTCAACGCTTCGGTCCGTCAAATGACATCATGTTTAACGGCATCCAACTCAACACCGATGACGTCATTCAGTTCTTGGCACCAACTCAAGGTTTGCTCTATACGGGCAACCGCGCAATTGCAACAGCGATCAAACTTCAGCAGTCCGCCGACCGTTTCGCCGTCAATGAGATTGCAGCCGGGTGGCTACAGCAAACCGACGCATCAGAACCAATGTCAGCCGAGGACCTTTCCGAACTCGCCGCTGCATGGCGTAACGCTCGCCAAGTTGGTGCCATTGGCGCACTTAACAGCGTCGTAACATTTAAGGAATTTTCAAGCGATCCGAATAAGTTGCAACTTGTTGAGTCGCGTCAATTCCAAGCGTTAGAACTGTCTCGCGCAACAGGAATCCCGGCGTATTTGTTAGGTATTGGCGTTCAGGGCTACACCTACCAAAACGCACAGTCCGCACGACAAGACTTGTACCTGTTTGGCGCAAAACAATATTTGGATTGCATTGAACAAACTTTGTCAATGAACAACGTACTTCCGCGCGGTCGTTACGTTGAATTTGATATTGAGGACTACCTTGCAGAGAACTCACTTGCCGACGTTCCATACGAACCGTCTGCAACAGAACGAACATCCGAGGAGATGACATGATTCGCTTTAACGCAGAAATTCCTACGCTGGACTTTGCAAAATCTGAGGACGACGCACCAGCGTCAATTTCGGGCATTGCAGTTCCGTGGGCACCAACTACCGCAGTAGTGAGTGGAGGTCAGAAAGTGGCGTTTGCTCGTGGCGCTTTTGACGTCAATCAGAAAGCCGCCAAACTTATTGAAGGACATGACCTCAACCAGTTACGCGGCACCGTTAACGCCTTGGCAGATATGCAGGAGGGTTTGGGCTTTACCGCGACCTTCGCACGCACTCGGGCATCACAGGACGCCGTAGAACTGATCCGTAGCGGAGCATACGACGCAGTAAGTGTTGGCGCAGAAGTTCAAGAATCGCATTACGACAAAGAACTCAAAGCCACCGTCGTCACTCGCGCCAATCTCGTGGAACTGTCGCTTGTCGCCGTTCCAGCATTCAGCGGCGCAGAAATACGCGATCTCGTGGCGCAAGCCGACGAACCCGACGAAATAGAAATCCCAACAGAAACAACCCCACCAACACCATCCGAGGAGGATGAAACCATGTCAGAACCCACAACCGTTGAAGCCGCAATCGCGACTCAACCGATCTACGCAACCGCCAAGCGCGAATTCAAATTGCCATCCGCAGCCGAATACATCTCAGCATTCGTACGCGGTGGACACGACTTCGCACAAATGAACGACAACATTCGTGCAGCCGCACCCGATGTCATCACCAGCGACATTCCCGGAGTCATCCCGACGCCGATCATCGCACCGGTATACAACAACTTCCAAGGTCGTCGTCCACTCATTGACGCAACGGGCGTTCGCAACATGCCGCAGTCCGGTGCCATCTTTATTCGTCCGGTAGTCACGACACACAACAGCATTGGCACTGCCACACAGAACACCACCATCACGGCATCGGCTTTTGTCGTTGACGACGTGCAAATCACCAAGACCATTCAGGGTGGTTATGTCGAAATCAGCGAAGCGTCAATTGACTGGTCGCAACCCGAAGTTCTCGGCGCATTGCTTGACGATATGGCACGCGTTTACGCAGACCGTACCGACTTGCTCGCCTGTTCGGAACTTGTCACTGGCACCACCAACAGCAACAACTTTGCCAACGCCTCAATCACCGATCCGGCTGAGTGGGTCCGTTGGATGTATCAGGCAGCCGCCGACATCTTGACTGGTTCAAATGGCAACTTGCCTTCCGCTCTTGCTGTCAGTCCAAACATTTTCCAGTACCTTGGACAATTGGTGGACGGCTCGGATCGTCCGTTGTTCCCACAGGTCGGACCAATGAACGCATACGGCACCATGACACCCGGATCAGATTCCGCAGTTGCTTTCGGACTTCGCCTTGTCGTTGACCGCAACCTTGGCGCAACCGACATGGTCATCATGGACCCGACCGGTATTGAATGTTGGGAACAGCAGAAGGGCGCAATCAGCGTTGAACAGCCTTCGCAGTTGTCACGTCAGATTGCCTTCCGTGGCTACTTCGCCGCCAAGGTCATTGACCCATCCAAGAGCATCAAGGCTGCTTTCGTCTGATAGACGAAAACTACGAGAGGGACTGAATCATGGCTGTATTCACCGTTACGCACGCTCAGCGTGTAGATGACTACGCCGTGATTCAGACCCTTGAAGCCACAGACATCACAATCGGTCAAACGATTGTAGTTGCAGGAGTGGGAAACGATTTTAATGCGACATATATCGTACAAGCGGTTCCTACTTTTCTGTTTGTTGGTATCGGCGTACAAGGCGACTTCCTTTATGATTACGACGTCACCATCACGAATCAACTACTTGTCAAATCAAACTTCAGCAACTATTCGCGATCTACAGCGACTGGAACAGTAACTTGGACCCAGTCCTGCACTTGGTTGTCATCAGTTGCCCCGGTACAAGAATTTCTTGGCATCTCATCGGCTACCGCTAACGACACCGCGTTTCTAACAACATGCGTCGCAGCCGCTAACGCTTGGTGTTTTAAGCGTCGCGTACAGGCTGGTTACCACGACAGTCTCACGACCGTCCCTGATGGCTCAGTGCTATTAGGAACCACGCTTTACGCGGCAGGACTTTACCGTGAACGCGGAACAACTGGAGACAGTTACGCATCGTTCCAAGACATGAGCGGACCACCGCTAATGACTCTCGGTCGCGTTAACCAGTTGCTTGGCGTCAAACGTAGTCAGGTGGCTTGATGTGGCAGGCATTTTCACAGATGCGATCAACACGGTCGCCGCATCACTCACCGCGCTCGGACTCAAACCTGTCACCGATCCACGCAACGCACGACCACTCACAGTGTTCATTGAATTACCGTCGTTTGAATCTTTCGGTGCAAACCCGACATCCAAAGTCAGTGACGTCACAATCACAATCCGAATTCTTGGAGCGCCTCCCGGTAATCAAGATTCCACGGATTACATTCTTGGCGTCGCCGACACAATTCTCGGTTCCGACATTGCAGTCATCAGTGGACAACCATCCATCGCAACAATCGGTTCGCAAGACCTACCCTGTTACGACCTCACAATCAAACTCACAGCGACACGCTAACTAACAAAGGAAAAACATCATGGCAATCGTTTACCAAGGATCAGCACAACTCACCATCGCCACCCACAATATTTCGCTGAATTGCAGCACCGTTACCCTAGAAGTGGGCTACGAATCGCTAGATGCAACGGTGATGGGAAATACTGGAAGAAAATTCGTGAGTGGGCTTCAATCAGTGAACCTCTCAGCGACAATCTTGCTGGAATACGGCGCGACATCCGTTGAGGCATATTTGCAAGACCTCATCGGTGACGGTGACACCACAGTCGTCGTTACTCCGGACAGTGGTTCAGCCGCTCCCGGAAACCCCCAATGGACGATTTCCAATATGATGATCTCGTCATATATGCCAGTTTCTAGCACCGCAGGCTCCCTTGATACGATGACCTTGACGGGCACCGGGGGCACGTGGGTACGCGCAACCGCCTGATCTAACAAACACAACCAAAGGACCCGACATGATTGGTATGACGTTACGAGTAGAAATGCTTGACGGAGAGACACACGAGGCGCCAATTACTTACGGTGTCGCGTGTAGGTGGGAGGACCATCATCCTCAACTCTCCGTCGGGCAGTTCCTTGAGGACATGAAGTTTAAGGCGTTGGCTTGGTTGGCATGGGACGCGGTTCGCACTCGTGGTGTCGTCGTGGAAGTGTTCCCCAAGTGGATTGAAAAAGTAGGGGACATCACCTTTGTCCCAAAAGAGAAACCAAAGCAGGACGCGCAACTAATCTCATAGCGCAACTAGCAATCAGGACAGGCATCAGTCCACTGGATTTGATGGAATGCCCAGCGTCGGTTGTGGATGAGATGGTTCGTTTGATTGTTGAGGATAACGAGAAAGCGAAACACAACCGATGACAATTCAGGTGAAAGGTGTTGCCGAGACAATGCGCGAACTCGGAAAAATAAACCCTTCTCTGAAGCGTGAATTAAACAAAGACATTCGGGCAATCCTTAAACCGTTGCTTAATGAAATCAACCAATCAATTCCGTCCGCACCTCCGCTATCTGGTATGGCTCACAACGGCCGAACCGGGTGGGGTAACCGCAAGAACTCGGTAATTAAGATTGACACGCGTAAGCCCCGTAGAAACCTCAACGAGCCCCGTATGAGCGTCCCTGTCAACATTGTCCGAATTACGACCAAGGGCGCGCCTGTGGCGATTGTAGACATGGCTGGCAAGGCTGGGGGCAGAGTCTCTAAGCGTGAGGCTAAGTATCAGCGACCAAACTTTGCTAGCGCGCTGCCGGGTAACCCTTCACGCTTTATGTGGGCTAATGCCGCCGACTCTTTGTCTATGATTGAACGAGAGATGAACGACACGATCCAACGAGTTGTTCGGGACGCAAACCAAGAGATGGCGAGAATCCGCTAATGGCAATCAATATTCCGATTATTACCAGCCTTGAAGATACGGGCATCAAAAACGCTAAAGCCGCGTTTAACGATTTTAAAAGTGCTGTCAGTAATGCTGAAGGTGGCATGGGCAAGTTTAAGGCTGGCTCGAAAGTCGCTTTAGACGCAGTCAAAGCCAACGCAGGAACATTTGCACTCGCCGCTGGTGCCGCGATAGGTAAATTTGCTATTGAAGCAATTGGACAGTTTCAAGACCTTGCTTTAGCGGCAGGGAAATTTTCAGATGCTACAGGTCTGGCCGTTGAGGACGCGTCACGAATTATTGAAGCCGCTGGGGACATTGGTGTCCCTGTTGACGCCCTTGAGGGTGCTATCGGTCGACTTAACCGAACCATTGGCGCAGACCCCGACAAGGTGCGTGACCTTGGCGTTGACCTCGTTTACTTAAACGACGGATCGTTAGACGTCAACGAAACATTCTTAAACACCATTGATCGAATTAAAGGCATTAAGGACCCGGCTGAAAAAGCAACGGTTGCCGCGCAGTTGCTTGGTAAAGGCTGGCAAGGAATGTCCGAACTGATTGAGATGGGCGCGGACGATCTTAGGAAATCTTTGGACAGCGTTGATGACTCAAAGATCATTGACAAAGACGAGGTTGACAAGGCTAAGAACTATCGCGCGGCCATGGACGACCTTAAAGACTCATTTGAGAAAGTCGCTATAAACCTCGGCGAGCGTTTAATTCCTAAAGTTGCCCAGTTGCTTGAGTTACTAGCCAAACTACCTGAGGCTTTGCGTGGTGCTGGTGGCGTCGTTGAGGACGCAATCACAGACGAATATCTAGCGTCGCTTGGTGACGAAGCCGCCATTGCAAGAGTTGAAATGAAAGCCCTCGCAGATATGTATCAGGGTTATTACGCCAGTCGAGCGCAAGGTGCAAAAGATGACACTTACAAACTTGAGCAACAAATGCTTGATCTTGAGCAAGCAACTAGCGACACTGACAAGGCTTTCCAAGACCTTAAAGACGAACTAAAACTTGATAGTGCAGTTGCTGAAGCAACATCGCAATTAGACCAACTAAAAGAAAAAGCAGTTGAGGCTTTCAACGGTGCCGATGGTGCTTTAAGCGAATATGAGCAAGGGCTCATTGACGCCAAATTGATGGTTCTTCAACTTGCCGAATCAATCGCACTTACCGACTCACAAAAGAATCAGATTCGAGTCCTTGTTGACACTGGCGAACTTGAGCGCGCTTTAGGTCTCATTAACGTCATCACGGCTGGCGGTTACACGCCTGAACTGAACGCTATGCGGTTCCGTGGCCCAAGAGCCCTCGGCGGTCCAGTCAGCCCGGGTGGCTCCTACCTTGTGGGTGAGCGCGGTCCAGAGTTGTTTACACCGTCGTCGTCTGGAAACATCACGCCGAACAGTGCAATGGGTGGCAACACGATCACAGTAAATGTGAACGGTGGCGACCCCAACCAAATCGTGGCCGCTTTGCGTCGATACATTTCAACTAACGGAACATTGCCACTGGCGGTCCGCTAATGGCTTTCTACAATTGGAAAACTGACTACACCAGCATTACTAAATCGTTCAATTATTTTTTGGGTCGGCAATCTGTTGACTCTGCCGTAAGCACGACAGCGTTAACAGCAACACTTTTCAACAATACTGAATCAACTTTTCCTGTTGCTATGAACTCTAGTTACGGGGTTGTTTTTTCAATAACTGGTACTGATTATGTAACAATTTCTGGTAGAGCGTTTTCGTTTGATTACAACGACGAACCAAACACAGGCACTAATTCAACTGTGACCGTTGCATTTATGAACGCCATAGGTATTAATTCTTTAAGTCAGTTAACAAATCAATCAATTTCTGCCGGAACAACAAAACAACAGATAGCAAGCATTAACGCTTTAGTTAGCCCACCGTTTAACTATCTGCCTAATACTGGCACCAGCAGTTACAACATGGCCGCACAAACTTTTACAGGTTCACCGTCTGATTATGTGCGAACTCTTGCCAACGCCGAAAACGCTATGTTGGTGTGTCGAAATTCGTCTGAGTCTGAATACAGGAGTTATGCCGCAGGTTTTATTGTTTCACCTTGCAGTATTGGTCGCACTTTGACCAGTACGCAATTGGGTTATCAGTCAATTCGACGTGTTAGATATCGTTCACCGTTTTACAACAAAGTCACGGTTACACCATCAACAGGTTTAACTGCACAGACAGAAACCAACACAACCAGCGTTACTGCATACGGCGAAAAGGCTTACAATCTAGACACTTATTATTCAACTGAAGCACAGGCAGACTCTGCAGCCAGTTGGTATGCAAACGCTTTTGCTAATGATGGGTTTAGGTTTGAAGTTGACTTTTTAGTTGACGCACAATCTGCCACAATGTTTGCTCAACCTGCTTCAACAACTACTGCCGGCACTGTTGATACTTCACCTTTTGCTGGCATTGTTTTTGGCAATTTTCCGTCACTAATAAATGTTGCATATCGAGCACCTGGTGCTGTGTCGGACACAATTGTGCCGTGTATTAACGAGGGTATTCAGGTTAACGCTACGCCTGAATCAACTTTTTGTACTATGTATTTGACGCCAGCAAATGTATATTCGCAGTTCATTTTAAACAGCACCTATTTTGGTGTTTTAGATACCGACCGACTCGGCTGGTAAAGGAGAAAACATTATGGCTTATCCCACTTTTAACGCTGGCCAGGTTCTGACAGCCACCGAAATGAACGCCGTTGGTTTGTGGCTAGTTAAAACACAGACCGTCGGTAACGCCGTGTCAAGCGTGACCGTGACAGGTGCGTTCTCGTCAGACTTTGACAACTACCTGATCACGATTAGTAATGGCGTTGCTTCAACCGACGCAAACATTCAATTTCGTTTAGGCGCTTCAGCAACTGCTTATTCTGGCAGCCTCATTTACACGACATACACGATTGCAGCGGCTAACTTCGCACAAGATAACAACGCCGCCATTTTTAGTTTTGCAGGTTCAGGAAATACCAACGGACTTAATTTTAATGCAACTGTCCTTGCGCCAAATTTGGCTAAATATACAACCATTAGCAGCAGTTATTTAGGTGCTTTAAGTGGTGGCAATTACAACGGCATTCACAAAGCAACCACTCAGCACACCGCATTCACAATTATCGCAAGTGCTGGAACATGGACTGGTGGAACAATCAAAGTTTACGGAATGAGGAACTAGACATGACCCCCGAAGAATACAAAGCCCTATACCCACAGGACGC